CGACTTCACGGTAAACCAGGGCGCAGTTCAGGAGATAGACTGGACGGGCGATCCTAACCCGTCAGATGGCATCGTTGGCGTTCCCTATAACTACAAGCTGGGTCCGTTCATTGCTGGGGATAGGCCCGTCACGATTACTCTGGCTACTGGCGTGCTGCCAAACGGCTTGTCCATAGACTCAGCAGCGGAAGCCATTGTGGGAACGCCAGTAGAGTCAGGCGTGATACCGTCCATCACATTCATGGCCTATAACGGCTCATCTGCCAACAGCCGCCCTTGCTCGGTAACCGTTAACTCTGCCACGCTCTCGGGGCTGTCGGTGACCAATATCGCGCAGGAAACAGCCTCTGTCTCTATCAACAACAACGTGGCCGCAGGCACGCTTACCTTCGCTATCCGCACCACTGGGCCTTACGGGCCTAATGATGCCAACAGCGTCAAGACAGGGGCAGCCGTATGGCGCGACACGCAGTCCCCTCCGGTGGTGGGAAAGAATACCAAGACAGCGGTTGGGCTAAGCGTCGCTACCAAACATTACGTTGGTGTTGTCTACAGCTATGGCACGCATAACGGATTGGTATCTTCGGCAGAGTTCACCACAACGGCATACCCTGTTGTCCCAGTGAAGCCAACGCAATGCAGCCCTTACCCCAACCTTACCCACTATCGGGATGTGCCCGTCATCCACAACCTGCTCTATGGCTGGGGTGGAGACAATCCCAAGACGGCGACCATCAACAAGCTCCCCAGCGGATTGGTGATGGATCAGAATGGCATCGTCACTGGCACGCCTGACTCTCAAGGCACCACCAGTGGAATCCGGGTCACGGTAACGAACCCCGCTGGATCGACGCAGGCGGCTGGCTTTGACTGGTTCATCGACCGGCTGGAGGAAGTGCAGCCTCCGACGCCAGAGTACCCGTCAATGGATCGCAAGGGGCTGCTCGATCTTATCAAGGTCTATGCTGACCGCTTCGACGCCGAAGTCATCACCGCTCTGCCAACGCTCCTGAAGGTGGCTGAATCAAGACTGTCCCGCATGATGCGTGTCAGAGAGATGTCGGATACGTACACCACAGAGATAGTCGATGGCAGGGATTACTACACGCTCCCAGCGGATTTCGCCGGGATGCGGAATATCCAGGTCAAGTATGTCAACGGCGGGATAGTGACGCCAAAGTACGTCAATCCAGAGCAAGGCAATGCTCCAACGACGTCGCAGTACTATACGATTATCACTAACAGGCTAAGGATGTCGCCGCCACTGACTGGCCCAGGCATCATCGAATTGGCCTACTATCAGCGAGTCGCTCCGCTGGTAGAAGATACTGACACCACATGGCTGTTACAGAAAAACCCTGACACGTATGTCTGCGCGCTGATGGCCGAGGTGGAAGCATTCGTGAAGAATGACGAGCGTTCCGCTTTGTGGATTGCCAAGCTGGACAAGGCATTTGACGAGATCAACTATCGTGATCAGGACGACCGCTGGAGCGGGAATCCTCTTACGATCAATCTGGAGCAACTGTAATGGGTCTTGAGTCGAACGATACCAACACTATCGATGGCCTGGATCAGACATGGCCGCTTGGCAATGATCCGACACTGGACGGGGATAATCATATCCGCTTGCTCAAGCGGGTGCTGAAGGCCATCTTTCCGGGCGAGAGCGGAAACGGATTCGCAAAGCCTATCATTGCCACAGAGGATGAGATCAACCACCTGACAGGCGTTACCTATAACGTCGCTGACAAATTTGAAGAAATCAGGATTCAGGCGAGCTTGATGCTTCAGCGTCTTGGCGGCCCGAATAATCTTCAGATGCTCATGTACAACACCCAGAACTTCACAGTCCCGCTGGGTTGGAAGCGGGTGGTTATATCTGAAAACTATCTGGTTGTCGCAACAACACCTCAATATGCAGGCACGTACCAAGGCACTGATGAGCCAACGTCTTTGACGCATAACCATTCGCAGTCAACGATAAGGATTGCTGCCGTCAATCTTCCAAAGCACAGTCATCAGTTCTCAAATACTAGCGTTGTAAATACGTCGCATGGTGATAAGAGCAACTATAACTACTACATCAGCACACCTAGCAACAACGCATACACAGATGATATTGGGCCAGGATGGGGAAGCAATGATCCTATTCAACTCCCCAACACGAATAACCATGTATGGCAGCCAAGAGTGGCTGGCGTGCAGTTAATAGCAAGGGACATCAATCTTGGAGCAAATTAAGGCCATTAGAACCTGCCCTCTTGGCGGTCAGTGCGAACGGGTCGTGGATGGCACAGTGGAGATTTGTATGTGGCAGGTAGAACTCCTGGGCAATAATCCACAGACAGGCAGAGACATGACCAAGAAGGATTGCGCTATGGCTGTGCTGCCAATCCTCCTTGTTCAGGCTACTGAAGCCAGCCGGCATATAGCCTCATCGGCTGATTCAGTCAGAAATGTAATCTTCGAGGGATTGCAAGGTGTCGGAAATACTCAGAATAAGCGACTTCAGTCAGGGTCTTAACACCGATCTACCACGGTGTGAACTTCCGCCTGGAGCGTTCACGTATGGCAATAATTTCCGGCACTTCAGCGGAGCCATCTATAGTCATGGCGGCTCGCAGCTCATCAAGTCACTGCCAGCGGATGTCTATCCGAAGTTCATCTACCCCGTGGATGCCGAGGCCGACTACTGGGTTCTAATCACTGATGACGAGGTGTATACCTTTTTTGGCAATGAGTTCTACGATGTCACTGGCCCTGTCATTGCCAACGGCGGATATGGCTGGACAGGCACATCTGTAGGGCGCATCCCTGTTTTTGCCAACAGCAACAACTATCCGTTCTGCTGGCTCAACCCAAGCCCTGCTACACCGGTCGTTGACCTTGTGTATGACGCCCTTGCGGGAAGCACATGGCGGGATGTTCAGATTCTCGCAAAGAGCATCCGCTCATTCGGACCGTTCCTGATAGCCCTGAATGTCACTGACGCTGGGGAGAACTACGGCGACTTGATTCAATGGTCGCATCCAGCGGATGTTGGCTCAATCCCTGACAGTTGGGACTACTTCCGCGATGACAGGCTGGCTAACAGGGTGAACCTGGGCGGCAATGGCGGCGACATTATCGACGGCGGAACCCTGAGGGACTCGTTCGTTGTCTATCGGGAGAATGGCATCAGCCTGCTTAGTGCCACACAGGATGAGTATGTCTTTGGCATCCGTCACATGAGTGAGATGGTGTCTGTTGCCAATGTCCGGTGCATCGCTGAGGTGAAAGGCACGCAGTTCATCATGACGGTGGACGACATCATTACCAACGATGGCAACTCGCTGACCAGCATCATCCACAGCAGGATCAGGAAAGACTTTGCTGCCCGATTCCTTCAGGACAATCAGGAATCCGCCTTCGTTCTCAAGAATGAAATATCCAAAGAGTTGTGGTTCTGCATCCCCTCAGGCGGATCGGTCTACGTCAATGTCGCCTATATCTTCAACTGGCGGGATGGCACATGGGCAATACGAGAACTGCCTGACCTTGCTCATGGTGCCTTTGGGTCAGTGTCCCCCACACAGAGGACATGGGATACATGGCTGACGCCGGCTGGAGGGAACATCCAATGGAACAGCAGTGTTGGCATCTGGGATCAGGGTAGAACGACGCCATTCGACAAGTCTCTGGTAGGCATCTCGGCTACCAAGCAACCGAATGAACTGGTGAATCTGTTTCTGGTTGAAGTCGATGAGCCGTTCACGACGGTCATCGAGCGAACGGATATTCCGCTGGCAGGGCATGATACGGTCACCTCCATCCAGCGGATATACCCTCACATCGATGGGCCAGGAACGGATATTGAAACGCAGGAATATGATCCACCAGCCGTGATGATTTCTCTTGGCAGTCAGGACTACGCCAACGGCCCCGTCAGGTGGAAGCCAGCGGTGCCCTTCTATCCGAGGAAAGACCGGAAGCTGGACATCAGGACCACAGGGGAGTTGCACGCATTCCGCATAGAGAGTACGTCAACGGATACATGGCGGCTCAGCGGAATGGATATTGAGTATGTTGTTGCAGGTAAGCGGTGATGCTTAACAAGCAACCGACAGTCATCAACCCGCAGATTCCTGGGGAGCAACCCCCAGCGGATACCCCTGTTCCTCTGCGGGAATACCTGTCGCGGATGTTCCGTTACTGCTCGCAGTCGTTGAGGCAGATAT